CCACCCCGTAGGGTGGTGGCCCCTTTCGGGGGGTGTTGGTGGTTGCTACATCATTCGCATGATGTGTGGTCAACATCACCGTAGGTCATGTGGTCGAATGCCTTCAAGTCGCCTTGAAGGTATGCTTGCTTGCTTCGTCCGTATTGCAAGAACCATTCTTCCCTTGTCATGACCCCATGTACGCATGTTCCGTGCATGCAATTGCCCAACATGTCCCAAATGTGTATTGGGGTGTATAGGCCGCAACCTTCGCATCCAATTACGGATGGGTCTTGGTCACGGTCATGGTCGGGGCATACTTGGTAGTCGCCTACCCGTTCGCACCCGCATACATGGTATGTGGTCCGTTGTGTGTCTTGCTTCAATTCACCTTGCGAATCATAGCAAGCACAATCATAATGCGGTTGGTCGTTAACCGGACAACCGCATTCATATGTGGTCCGTTGTGTGTCTTGTTTCTTATCCATCTAATCACCGGCACTTGTGTACCATTAGTGTTAGTTGCCCACATGATGGGCGGTGGGGTTGGCGGGGGCCGAAGCCCCCGCCTTCCGGCTATCCGCCCCGTGGGGCGGTGGTGGTGTGGTGTGGTTATCCTTAGGATGAATTGTTGGTGTTCGTTGGGTCGGCTATGACTTGTGAAATCAAGTCTTGATTCCTTACCAATTGTTGTACCAACACTTCCAATTCATTGTGGTTGTTCACATCAAATTCTTGGTGTCGGAACAATTGTTCCAACAACCGTGCATTGTCCTTGATGTTGTTCGTGTTGCACCGAACCTTGAAGGCCGCATCTTGTTCCATGTCCATGTAGTGGCTTTGCCACCACGATAACTTGCGGTGCAAGATTGCGACTTCACTTGTGAAATTCTTCATCACAATGGTCACGGCGGTCATTCCTAAGGCAAACGCTATTATTCCTAATATCCATATCATGGTTAGCCGATGACGGCACCCAATGGGTGCGGCCAAATGGCCCTTGAAGGGATGGTGGCCCATAGGCCACCCGTCCCCCGTCACCGTTGAAAGATGCGGTGATAGGTTGGGGTGGCCACCGACCCCCGCCGAAGCGGGGGAAGGGGCGGCTTGTTGCCCACCTTGCGGTGGGGTGGTGTGCTTCAAGTGATGGGCGGTGGTTGCCCTATCAAGCGTCGTTCTTGAAGGTGCTTAGGATTGCAACTTGCCCCTTGAATCGCCCGATAATGGTTGAACCATTGTTAGGCAAAGGGTCAAGGTCGTTGTCCTTAAGCATAGCATAGGCGTTGTAAGCATGGGCCAAAGCGTCTTGGGCTTCCCCGACGGCCACGGCGGCTTGCACAAGTGCTTGCCCTTCGTCGCCTTCGTAGGTGTGTCCCCACATCATCTTCGCTTGAACAATGTCTTCAAGGCATCGTGCGCCCTTGTTCAAGTTGTTTGCCATGCCACTTCCGCACATTCCCCGCTTGCCCGTTTGGGTTTTTGGGGAAGTTTTTGCTTGTCCGTTGTTGGTCATTTGTTTCACTTCCTTTTGGTTTGTTTCGTTCGTGTGGTCGTGGTGCATGTTTGAAGCACCGGCCCCCCTTCAATCGTTTTGATAGGTGGTAGGTTGGGCGTTCCGTGGGTTTGGCAAGCCGAAGCGGGTAAGTCCGTTTCGTCTTTGGTGGGCCACATTGGGGCTACATTCCATTCACGCATCACCATACTTTATGTTTGGCGGCCCGTTGCTACGCACAACGCTTTTACTACGCATGTGACTTGATGGATTTCACCCATACTTCACACGCGGCACCCGTAGGCGGTGCCCCCCCACGGGGGGCTACAACCCTTCCTACCCTTAGGGGTTATTAAGGCTTTCGGTCGCAAAAAAGTGCGTTTTTGGCCCAATTTCGCACTTTTTGGCCAAAATGGGCCGATTTACATATGTCTCCACGCCTACCAGAGAGCGAAATACACAATAAAAATTTTCTCAAATTTTATTTATATTCCATTAAAATATGGGTGTTTTCCACCCTTTCGCACAATACTTGAATTATTTTTTTTACCTTGAGCCCAACCAGATATGCTCGTACTACCAACAACAAAGGATTCAACCCTGCTCCGATTTACAAATTGGTCAATGGCATGAGCAAAAGCCATGACCATATCGTTGTGTTTTCCTAAGTCAACAATGTCACCATCTTTCCAAGCGTGTGATTCTAATTCTTCCAAGAAAACATTCATCATCCTTCGAGTTGAATCATCACCATAGGGGATAACAATTCGCCCTTGTTCAAACCACGCACGGAGGCGATTCATTAATCCCTGCTTCAAACTCTTATTGCTTGCCTTAGATGGGCGATAGTCAATAGTGACTCCCTTTTGCATAAGGATTGCATTGTATAGCCTTTGAAAACCAACATCTTCGATAGCAATTGGAGGCATATTGTATCTATCATTAAAGTCAATGATAACATCAACCTGCTTTTCAGGTGGGAAATCATTTCTCTTCCAAAAGTCAACAATATAAATAAACCCTTCTTCGTCTTGTCTTAGAACACACAAAACAGAATAGTCCTTACCCAACCCGTGTGAAGGGTCAAAACCGATAACATATCTTTCTTGCCTCAACTTCTCCTTTTCCAACACTAATTCCATGTCCATATTCTTTCGTGTAATAGTACGGGGGAATACTTGCGACTCTTCGTCAATAACCCTGCATAGGTATTCTTGAGAGAATTCCAGTTCTTGCATAGCCTCTCTTTGTTCCATGATAAAATCTATTGGTCTATGTTCAGGCCAAAGACATTTAGCCTGGATATTTTCAGGGTCATTCTTAAACTCATCCCAATTGCTTATAGCAGACCAAGTACCTGACTTCCATTGTTTGTTATTTAGCATTTCAGTGTGATAAATGTCAGTCATAGCCATAGGAGTCCCAACACAATACAGGCTGGTTCCTGGTGACAACATAGGAGTCACTACCTTCCTTAACCAACTTCTCACATTGTTCATCGACATATCCCCCATATCCATAAGAATATCATCAAGAGCAATTGCTGCAGGGTGTTCACCACGAATAGCAGAACCTACAGATGTGGCTCTTATCCACGCACCATTAGTAAAAAACAATTCATATTTTCCACCACGCTTGGTATCAAGGTACTTTCTGAGTTCTTTATGTTTCAAAATATCTTCACGAATCTCTTGGAGCCTACGGGATGCAGTATCTCGACTTGCGGAAAACAGCCAACAAGTAAAGGGTTTGTCCCTCCACCTTAAGAACAAAGCGTGATGAAGTAGTACAATGCGAAGGGTTGTCGATTTAGAATGGTCACGAGGCGCAATAATACAGGTTCTGTGTACTTGCGAATCCTTTCGGTCTGTGTAGAGGTCAACCCAGTCAGCAATATGTTCGCCCCATGTATAGCCCAACCACTGGTAGAAATACTTAATATCTTTCTTTGACCTTAAGAATGCTAATTTGCTTGTATCAATAGCCAAGTACCTTCAACTCCTTCTTTTTGCAGTGGGGACAAATGCCCACCATAGCCTTTTCTGCTTCCATAATCTTTGAAGCAAAGCCACAACTTTTACAGTAGACTGATTCGCAATACTTTGTCATTCTCTCACAACCCGCAAATAACCACAATAGGTCGATACACCCTTCTTTTTAGACCTGCAAGCAGTTGTGGCATAGATACCTTCCTTCCCACAATTCATGCACTTCCTAAGACAAGTCCTATTTCCCATCAATGACCCACCACAGGAGCGAAAAGAGATGAAATCAATCCCTTTTCTTTGTCAATTACATACGCAGCCAATCCTGCTTTAGACATGGTATATCCAGCCCTTGCATGGTATCGGTCATGTCCGGCAAGAGAAGGCATTTGTATAATCATAACGCCTGCAGTTTCTTTGATTGTTTGGTGGTGCAAGTGACCGTGGAACCAAATGTGTTGGTTTGTGTTACCCCACATCTTCTTTGCTTCAACAGCCATAAGTGAAGGGAGTCTTTGCATAGCACCATCACCGTGAGTCAAACCAATAAGTGTGCTTCCGTAGGTCATGTATTGTCTTGGGTGTGGGGAAATTGTGATTGTCACATCGTCGCAGTTACGATAATAAGCATCCAAATACATGATAAGAGCCAAAGCAGACATTCTGTCGTGGTTTCCTGCCATATTGTAGATTTCAACAGGTGCAATTTGTCGCAAGAGTTCAATATGTTCAACAGCGAGTTCGCATCCAGTCTTGAGGATTTCAGCTGGGCTGCCGCACATATCTTGAGGTGTACCCTTTGTTGTAGTCCCCATGTCGTTATCAACATGGAACCAGTCGGAACCCGTACCCAAAATTACCTTTTCGGGGGAATAGGGCAACTTATCAATGAGTTCTTCAGTTCTTTCGAGCAAACGAGCCCTTGCTGTTTCAAAGTTGTAGGTTTCTCCTACTTCATCGACCCAACCATACTTACCCCAGTGGAAATCAGTCGCAGAAATTACAAGAGCATAAGGGTCACGGGACTGTTTAGGTTCAGAAATCCTTTGAGGGGCTGCAGGAGCGGCAGTGATGAGTTCCCTAAATTCATTTAGAAGAGTTTCTTCAAGCACACGGAATTTCATGGCGTCCTTTTCTATTGCCTTCCACCTTTTGTTTTCAAACTTTTCATAGACTGCTTGCGTTTTCTTGGCGACGAGCTCATCAGACAACACATCTTCATCACCATTTAGGATTTCTTCCGAGGTGAATGGTAGCATATCGTGAGTCCAACCATGTCGCTTCCGGTATTCTTCCATCCAAGAACGGGGGAATGAATACTTGCGGCACATTTCATTGATTGTTAGTGCGTCAGTAGCGACTGAAGAATAATCTTCCTTCATACTTCGATGTGTGGAACCATCAACTTTGATAACTTGGTCTGCAGCACGAAGGAAGGTGAAGTACATATCGTTTTCTTTATCGAAGTAATATGCGTCAGTAGCATAGAATCTTGTTTCTGGTATGGAAAGTTGAATTCCTGCTTCTTTGCTTGCCTTAGAAGTGTTTGATTTTAGGTAGCCGTAGATTGCCTTTTCCCAACCCTTGACGCTTTTTGTTGAATCGCACTTATTCAAGTGGCGAGCAAAAGCCAACTTTGACATTGTGTTTAACAAATGCTCTTCTTCAGCAATTAAGTCGTACCCATAACCAGGCGAAACGCGTCCTTTCCTTTCGTTCATTACTCTACCCAAACAGCCAACTACATATAAACGCACCACCCAAGCACACCATTCTTTATTTTTTTTGTATAATTAAATAAACGCTTTACAGCTCCATATTTTTTAATTCTTTAATTCTTTTGGGCTTCCCCACCCTACATTGATAAATGCCCCAGCCAATGCAACAATATGTACGAATACGGGGCGGCTTTATTCACCCTCCTTTTAGCATTAGAAGTTGTGTTTTGGTTGTTTGTAGGTAGTAAAGTTGTTAATATCTTTAGAACCCTTATAGGAAGTAATAAAGAATAAGTGTCTGTGTGGAGCTGTACTGCTTTTATTTCTTTTTGTTTAAGCACCTAAAGAATAAAAAGAATTACACCTCCAATAGAAACGCTTAACCGTAGTTACCTGTTGAAATAAATTATGGGAATTTTTAGCCGAGACAAGCCCAAAAAGGAAAAGTCTCCAGTAATTGCTTCAGAATTTTCAATAAAAGCCCCAATAGGTTCACCATTTGTTGCAGGCATCAGCGATATTCTTAAAGAAACAGAATCCTTGCAAGGACAAGGATATACACAATTTTCATCAGTCTATAAATCTGAATTCGACTTGTTTGATGATATGGTCAAATTAGACCCTGAACTCAATGGGGCTGTTAGGGCTGTTTCCTTAACGGGAAACAAATACACAATTGATTATTCTACTGCAAAAAACCAAAAGATTCGTAACGCCATTGAAGACTTTGTTGATGCGGTTGACCTTGACGACTTTATTATCAATTCTATGCGAAATTTGCTTGTGTACGGCAACTCTATTGATAAAATTGTAGGAAGGATGGGAATTGGTATTACTGACCTACAAAGCATCCCCATTACACAAATAACAATTGTTGACGACAAACCTACAAGCGACAGAAGCCCTCGTGCTTATGGGCGTGACGACCCTGTTATGAAGGCTGTAACATACCGATTTAGAGAACAAGAGCGTGACCAGGTAAATTATCCTGCTGATGAAATCTTCCACCTAAAAATTGATTACCGTTCTAATTGGTTCCGTGACCGACTTAACCGCTGGACTTATGGTGTGTGGGGAGCATCTCGTTTCTCTTCCCTTAAGCAAGCCATCCGTGCTAAGTACAACACAATGAACAACCGCATCGCTATTGAAGACAGTATGACCAAGCAATACATCACAATTGATATGAAGGCTGTAGAACACATTACTGACCCCAGAGAACAAAGAGAACGACTTTCTCACATTATGTCTGAAGTGGGTTCTTTGCTTGAATCACTTAGGTCTGACCAAGCCCCTATTCTACCTGACTATGTTAGCATTAACCAAATGGATATGCAAAATGTCCCCGACAACTCTGGCTTTTTGGATATGATTAACAGTGACATTTCTGCTGTTCTTCAAGTACCACGAGCTGCGGCTGGACAAGAAAGGGGTGGCAGCTTTGCAGCAACATATACTTCAAGTCAATGGTCTATTCAAGCAATTGCAAGATTGCAAGGTGTTGTTAGGCAAGGACTTCAAGAATTGTTTTCTAAGCATCTTGAAATGGTTGGTATTGTTGCAAGCAAGCGTGATATACCGAAATTATCGTTTGACCCAATTGATGAAGAAAGTCCATACCAATTAGCACAAAGGGCTACATTAGGTTATCGTGAAGGAGTTTACAGCTTAGAAGAAGCAAGAGATGTTCTCTCTCTTCCCCCAAAGCCTGCTGGGATGATGAATGAATCATCTGGGTCAAACACAGGTAACAAAGAACAATTTAGACCAAACGAAGTCGATACTAAGGAAATAAAGCCT